GGAAGTAAAACCGAACCGACCGAATCCCCCGCGATGCGTCAGAGTTCAGGGCCAGCGGGCGTGATCGAGCCGAGATTGGTGACACCGGTTTGGGCGGGTTTGAGTTATGGGTATGAGGTGGCGGAGTGGGCGCGGACACATTTGGGCAAAGAGTTGATGCCGTGGCAGGTGCTTGCTCTTGAAGGCCAGTTGGCGCATGACGACGCTGGTGATTTGGTGCATCGGGAGTCGTTGGTGTCGTGTGCGCGTCAGCAGGGGAAGTCGGTTGCGTTGACGGCTTTGATTGGGTGGGCGTTGACTCGCTGGCCTGTGCATCGTGGGGGCCCGGTGTCCGTCCTGTCTACTGCAAACAAGTTGGACCGAGCGGTTGCGATTTTTCTGGAGTTGGCGGACACGTTGGAGGCGATGGGGGCAAAGGTGATCAGGGCTTATGGGCGTAACCGGGTAACGATGCCGGACGGGTCGGACTGGGAGGTTCGGGCCGCAGTCCCCGGCCTTCACGGGATGTCCCCCACGCTGATCGTGGTCGACGAGTTGTGGAATATCCGGGAGGACGTTTACTTTGACGCGCTTCGGCCCAGCCAGATCGCTCAGCGTTCCCCGCTGTTGTCGTCGTGGTCTACCGCTGGGGATGAGGGCTCGATAGCGATGCTCCGGCTACGGGAGCAGGCGTTGGCGGCAATTGACGCGGGACGGTCGGGTCGGTTGTTCTTCGCGGAATGGTCGATGCCTCCGGGCGTGAAAAATCCGATGGACCCGGTGAATTGGGGCTGGGCTAACCCGGCGCTGGGGACAACGGTGACGTTGGATGCGTTGCAGGCCGCCGCCGAGACCCCGGACCGCGGAGCGTTTCTCCGGGCGCACTGCAATTTGTGGGTGAGCGCGGCTAATGCGTGGATTCCTCCGGGTATGTGGGATGACCGCCGCGTGGAGCCGATCATCGAGCCGGGAGGGTGGCTGACGGTGGAGTCGTCCGTCGATGAATCCAAGTTTCTCGGCATCCGCACCCGATTTGTAGACGGCAAGGTAGTCGTGTCGGTTGA